ATGTTCAGGTGATCCACAGTGGGGAAAAACCGCAGGTCAGAGGCTTGTCCACTGTGGACACTTGATCGACTGTGTTTCCGCAGGTCAGAGCGTTGCAGCGACGTGATCATGTCAGGCACCCCCACCAGGGCCCAGGTTCACCACTGCCACCTGACCAGGCAGCGTGCCATGACCCATGGTGTTACCCGTGCCGTTGTCCCTGTACCTGAAGGCCAACGTCACCTGACCTGCGATGATGTCCTCTGCCGCCACTACCCAGTCCAGCGCACGCAGGGTACGAGGGCCCACGCCTTCGAGGTACAGACCTCCGTGCCCCACACCCAGCGGGATGACCGTGCCGCTGCTCAGGTGCCGGATGGGCTCACCACCAGCGTCCAGTGATGCCAGGTCACCCACTGAATCCGCGTCACCCCTGTGGTAGATGGCCATGTGCCAGCGCAGGACGTCGCCCACAGCGGCAGGGCAGGGCGCACTGCGGTAGGCCGCCGGGCATGTGGTCCAGGTGCCTCCGTCGCCGGCAGGCCCGAAGACCCCCGTGATCCCGTTCTTCGCCGCGTAGGCCTTCAGCGTGCCATCCCGCCCGTCGGTGCCGTCAACACCAGGGGCCCCGTCCTGCCCGTCCAGACCGTCACTGCCGGACGTTCCGGGGGTGCCTGGTGTCCCGGGCTCGCCATCGGCTCCGGGGCTGCCGGGAAGGCCCTGAAGCCCTCGGGGCCCGCGAACCTGCATCACGCCGGGTGCGAGCTCGTTGATGATCGGGCTCAGGAACGGGAGCTGGAACGGCCCGGTCTCGTCCTCGGGGATCACCACGGGGTACGGCGCGGCCTTCCACGCGTCGGTGTCAACCTCGACCAGCGGGGCCCAGTACCGCGGGCTGATCGAGTCGGATCGCGGATCGGGGATCTCGACGGACCCGAAGCCGACGCCGTTGAGGATCACCCACTCCTGCGGCACGGGATCGCCGTACACCACCCCGTCGTCCTCCGAGCTGATGACCGCGGGCAGCCAGACCCGGAACTTGCCGACGGCGGCCGGAGCGTCTTCGGCCATGCCGCGCTTCAGCGTGAGCTCGATCGTGACCATGTCCACGTCAGTTCCCCCAGTTCGTTACTTGCTTGGGCTTCGGGTCCACACGATTCGGTCCCCACGTGATGTGACGACATAGCGTGCATGAGATGGGATGCTTCTGTGGGTCTCCAATATGAAGGTTACATTCTGCGCATACTGCGACAATATATCGAGGGTCGTCCCCCGTGACATTACGACCGAGGGTGTGATGCGCACTAGTCGCAACAATCGTGCAAACGCCTTCACATCCGGCACGGCACCGTCCCCCGTTCTTGATTCGATTCTCTTCGAGGATCAACGCGCGCAGCTTCCGCCATGCCCGGGAGCTTCCACCCTTCCACGCCGTGCTCACGAGTCACCGGCCTCACGGCGCCGCACCTCGGCGGCCAGCGAAGCCGAGCAGATGAGCGCGTGACCCGTCTCGTCCCGAATCGCCACGAGACGGCCCTGCTCCCGGAGGTAGTCGACCTGGCGCTTCGAGACCCCGAGGCGCTCGGCAGCGTCGGCCTTCGACACCCAGCCCGCATGGGTCTCGCGAATCCGGGCGGCGGCACGCCGGGCCTCAGGAGCCGAATACGGACCCTCATCGAGCACCACGGCGACGGCGTACGACCCACGGGCACCGTTCCGATGCAGAACCACCCTCGACTCACGGCCGAGGCGGTACCCGGCCGGTCTCGTCGTCTCGTCGTTCGTCATGTGCAAGACCTTACGTGCTGAAGGGCCGAAGTCATCGTCGTTTCGAAGGCCAAAGTGCCGATGGTCCTGGGGCGTGCCGACCTTAAGCTTCGCGTAAGGGTCTCCGGCACACCGTCCCATGGGTCTCCCGGAGAGTGTTGTGTGCCGAAGTGTGCCGAGTCTCTGACCTGCGTGCCGTCGTGTGCCGGGGGTGTGCCGACGATCATGGGGCACGCGTGCCGGAAAGTGTGCCGACGATCTTGGTTCCGGCACGCTTCCGGCACGTTTGCTGATTGACGAACTAGCCCTCATTGTCAAGCACCGCCACGTGCACTCCGACGGAGGCCACATACCGCCGTGCGGCATCCCTCAGGTCCTCGTTCGAGCCCTTGATCCCGATCTCCTCACGGAGCACGCGGGTCAGCGCCCGGACGGTCACCTTGCTCTGGCCGCCGGTCTCGAACCACTTCTCGATCTCCCGCACGTACTGAGTGGCCCTGCTCTCGGCCTCGGCCTGATCGGACCCGCTGAAGAACCCGCCGGCGCCCTGAAGCCCGCTCCTCGGGGGTGTGAGCACCAAACCGCTTGCCGACGGCTCCAAGCGCATCCTGAGCGGCTTGCCCTCCTCGATGTACTTCTGTTTCGTCGTCTTCAGCTCCAGGCCGCGCCGGACGTCTCCCGACAGCATCAGCTCGGTGTCCAGACCGCCGAACATCGCCGACGCGCCGCGCGCCCGGCCGGTCTCCTCGTGCCCGGTGTGGTGCACGAGCAACAGGCACGCGCCCGTGAGCCTGCGTACGAACTCCAATCGCTGAAGGACGATGTTGGCGTCTTTGTTGCTGTTCTCCTCATAGCCGACGGTGATAGAACCCTGAGTGTCGAATACGATGAGCCCGTAAGGAGTCACCGACATTTCCTCACAGAATGAGCGCCACTGCTCATCGTCACCTATCTGTGGTGCCTCTGGGATGATGTCGACGTTCGCCGTCTGATTGTGCTTCGCCTCCCATGCCGAAATACGTGAGTCGAAAGACGGCGCGCCCTCACCAGCGACATAAAGGACGCGGGTCTGCGTGACGTCGTGCCCCTGCCACGCCATGCCGGCGGCCACGTGCGCGGCGAGGTCGAGCACCACCCACGTCTTACCGGTGCGCGACGGCCCGGAGATGCGCGCCTTCGTGCTGGAGAGCAACAGCCCGTCAACGAGAGGGGCGGGGGCCACGATCGACGCGGCCTCCGCACGGCTCATCGGCTGGAAGCGCCGACGGCCTACCTCACCGCCCACCGGGGCAGCCTGGGAGGTGAGTCCACCCGGCAGGACCCCAGCACCCAGCGATGCAGGTAGAGAGCCGCCCGGCGAGGGCGTGGCACCACCCCCCGAGAAGAACAGCTCGGCCGCACTGAGCTCGGAGTCCGGCACCACGACGTCCGGCACGGCCTTCTCGATCGCGCTGTGCAGTTTCGCGAGGTCGTCGGCGTCCGGCGCGGCACCCGCCGCGGCAAACGCGTCGAGGAACCCCTGCTCGGCGGTCTCGGGGCTCAGGCGCGCGAGGCGCGTCGTGACGGCGAGGATCGAGCTGTGCGCCTCACCACCCCACCCGACGCGCGTCCACCTGCGCACGGAGTCCGTCAGCCCCGACACCGCGGCGTCCCACTCCCGCCGGGCCTGTGACATCGACACCCGCCGCGGCGTCTCGCTGACCGCCGTGCGCCGGATCTCCAGCACGCGGGCACGCAGCAACCCGCCCGAACCGTCCTGCGCGAGCTGATCGGGCGAGGGCAGCACCGGACCCTTCGGCCCGACTATCCACCGGTACTCCCGCGGCACCCCGTCGACCTTCGACGCCCTGACCGTCGGCGCGATGAACGCGAACCCGCGGCCCTCACCGGCCATCGTGCCGCTCTTCACGTCGATGCCGGCAGCCACCTTGCCGTCCAGCGACGGCACGCCGAGCGTCTTGACGAAGTGGTGCCGCCCGCCGGAGGGTGTCTCGGCGGTCAGGTAGCTGTGCGGCATCGCGGCCCCGAGGTCGGCCTCCGACCCTCCGGACCGGGGATCGACGTCCACCAGGTCGAACGTGTGCCCCGTGACGGCGCACAACGCCATGCCGGGCCGCCACGCGTCCACGATCGAGACGTCGGGCTCGTTGGTCTCCCACCCGAAGGGCAGATCCCAGCCGGTGCGCTTCTCCGGATTCGGGTGCGCGAGGAACATCGGTACCCCGGCCTTCACGAGCATCCGGGCGATGTCGAGCGCCTGCTCCTGTTGCATGCTGATCTCATCCACGAGACAGGCTCCCTAGGTCGGGTGTGGGCGGCTCGACCAGCGTACGTCCCGCCGGCGCGAGCCACATCGCCCTGAGCATGGCCGCGTGCTCGGCCCCCCAGTCGGCGCACACCACATCAGGCCAGTGATGCAGAGGGCAGGTGCGCGTCCCCGCGTCCCAGATCCACTCAAGTTTTGTCGGCTCAAAGATCGGAAACCGGTCGTAGAGGTCAAGCGCCTTGTCTAGACAACCCAGACACATCGGCGTCGCCTCCGCACTGAACCGCGTCGAGAGCGTTACTCGTACAACGGCGTTCGCTGAACAAGACAGCGGCGCTTGAAAGCACAGAACGTAGTGGGCTTGACTCATGACGTCACCGTTCTCTGGTTCCGGTCGAAATTCGCCTGCCGACACGGCGACCCGCAGAACTTCTTCGTGGTCACGTTGCGCGGCGCCGTCGTCATCGGCCTCCCGCAGTTCTGGCACGGCCCGGCCGACACCTCCGGCGCCTTCGGGCGGCCTTGCTTCGTCTCGCCGGGGCACCCCTCGGCGTGAGGAGTCCTCACGTACGGCAGGGTCATCGTGCCGCCGTTGCTGTCGCCGACCTCGCGCGTGACCACGTTGCCGTCCTCGTCGAGTACTTCCGCCGGCACAGCGCCGCAGTGCACGCACTTGACGAGCTCACGCAACCTGCGCAACTGCTCGGGGGTGTAGCGCTCCGACGTCCGGCCGCGCTGAATCTCCGCTGCCTCGGCCGAGTACCCCGAGCAGTCACGGCACGACCTCTTGCCTGCCGGGCTGACGTAGGTGTTCTCCGGCGTCCGGGGATGCTGATTCCGGCAGTATTCCTGTGCCGCAAGGGTTGCAGTCATCTCGTTCAGTCTCCTTTACCAGATGTGGGCGCACAGGGAGCAGCCGCTCTGCATGCCCCCGCACGATGTGGTGTCGTGTGATGCCTGCCAATCGGCGTAGCTCTGCTCTGAGCACGCCTCCTCCGACTCGCAGTCCTCGTGTTTCCAGCAAACCCGCTCGGCCGTCTCCTCCGGCGCCGACAGCTCGGCCGCTCCCTTGTCCAGCCCCATCACCTCGCAGACACACCCAGACCCAGTCCAGTTGACACACAGCTCTGCGTTACACGGTCCGTACATTGTGGTCAGTCCTTCCAGAACGCGAGGATCACGACACCGGCCCAGAAGAGCACGGCAGAGAGGTACATCATTCGCCAGAACCAGCGGTAGTCGTCCATTGTGGTCAGTCCTCGTCTTCTAGTTCGTCGGGAAGGCCGTCGGCGCTGAACTCCGTCGGCTGTTGCATCCACGTCTTGCCCTCGATCACCGCGTCACACCTGAGCGTGACGCCGCGGTACGTGATCGTCATCGCCTCTTCGAGCGCGAGCCGTGCCGCCTCGGCCATCCACCACGGCACTTCCAGCATCAGCTCATCGTGCAACGGGAACCGAAACGCCCACGTCCAGCCGCCGTGGTTCAGCCGATGCATTGCGAGCTTGAGCAGGTCGGCCTGCGTCCCCTGCGTCTTGCCGTTGAGCCCCTTGCGGGACGGTCGGTTGCGCAGGAACAGCGAGCCGTCGGCCGATACCCCGAAGCGATCCCACAGCGGGACCTTGTGGCCGGAGTCGAGGTCCAACACCGCAACCTGGTTGTATTCGTCGGCCGCTTTCCAGAAGACCGGGTAGGCGCCGTGCCACGTGGCTAGGGTCTGCTGAGCATCCACACCGGACTTGATCTCCGAGGGGAGATCCTTTTGCAGCGTCCACTCCAGCGTCTCCGCGCCACCGCCGTAGCAACACAGCAGCCAACCGGCCTTCGCGTTCTGTCGCATCAGGTAGTGCACGGTGCCGTTGGCCTTGCCCTGCCTCGGGTCGTACAGATCGCCATAGACGAGCTGCGCGATGCGGGAGTTGATGTCCGGCTTGCCGAGCTCCGGCAGTGGCTCAGTGAGGTCCCGCAGGTAGTCGAGGTCGCCGGTCAGGGCGGCCATCGTGAACGGTTCACCCTGCTCGAAGTCCGCCGTCACCAGCACCCAGCCCCGGCGGCTTCGCACGGCGGCGCGCACCCTCGGGTCCTTCTTCGGCAACTGCTGTACGGGTCCGGAGCTCGGCGTCTTCTGCGCTGACATCCTGGTGGTCACCGTGCCGTTCGCGCGCACCGACGTGTGCATGGCGCCGTCACCGAACGCACAGGCGTTGACCATCGGATCGACGTACGCCGTCTTGAACTTACCGGCGCGGCGCGTGGTGCTGATCGTCTGCGCGAGCTCGCGTACCTTCGCGTTTTCGTGCTGTGACAACGCCTTCAGCGCGTCCTTGTCCCAGGACTCCTTACGTACCACCGAACCGTCATCCTGGCGCACCTCTTTGACGACCGGCGAGTCGATGCCGCGCGACTTGAACGCGTGCCCGACAGCCGGGCCGGAGGCCTTCTCGCCGATGCCGTACGTGGCCAGCAATCCGGCGTTGCGCTCCAGCAGATCGGCGAACTGAGCCTGAAGCCACAGGGCGTACGGAGCATCGATCTGCATCCCCGGAATCCGTGCCTGATCGAGCATCCACTGTTCGACGAGCGCCGCCTTCGCCCGCGGCCACTGGCCTCGGTTCGTGAGGTGCGCGCGGCACAGGTTGAAGTACCGAAGGCCGTAGATCGCGTCAAGCCCCGCGTAGACCGCGTAGATCTCGTGCGTCGGGTCGGCGTGCTCGAACCCCCACGTCTTCGGCAGTTGCTTACCCGCACGGTGACCTACCGGAGCCTGCTCCTTGAACCACTCCTCAAGCCGCTGCTCCGCGTTGCGCAGCGCCGGCCCGAAGTACAGCTCCGTGTTGGGCTTCAGGCCCCGAAGCCGCGGGATGCGAGGGTCGATGCCCTTGCGGCTGCTGACCGTGCGGGGGTCGAACATCGCGCCGACCACCTGCGAGTCCATCACATGCGGGGTCTCTTGCCCGAGTCGGATGGGGCTCACGAACGGGTCGTCACCACGCGACCACCGCGGCAGACCCCGGTGCGCGAAGGCGATGTCATTCTCGCTGAAGTGCGCCACCCACGATTCATGTAGGTGGATTGCCTCCGAGGCCAGCGCCCCGAGGTGTTCATCAGCGAACGCCGGATCGGTGACGATCACGAAGGCCTGTGTCTCGTCACCGAACTGCGCCGTACGCGAGAAGAAGCCCGCATGCCACGGATCCCGTGCGTTGGTCTCCAGGTCGAGGCCGTTCACCTGCCCCTGCCGGGAGTCGAGCCACGGGAACACGTGGCGCTCCATGTCCGCGAGCGTCGTCACGACGTGCACGAACGCGTCGGCCTCGGGAACTTCGATCGTCCTCATGATCGCTCCTCACACCGGCGACGAGATTCGCCGCAGATGCGGCACGGCGGATCAGAACTCATAGGCGGCGGGGGTGCGTCCTGATCGGGCTCGTAATCGTGCCGCGGTGTCACAGACGCTCCCCGTTCACGTGCGTGACCGTGATTCCCGGGATGTCGTGCCACTGGCCATCGAGCTCGATCTGCACACGCCAGTTCTTCCGCCGGCGCACCCGAGCTCGGTAGGCCTTCTTCTCGGCGGCCGTGAAGCGGCGCCACGTCGTCACCTGCGTGTTTCGTCCTGTGCTCATGGCGCCACCGTAGCACGGTGTTTGCAATCATCGGAAGGGTGTGGTTGACTGCGTCGGCACCACAACGAAGGACCACAGGACCGAAGGGGTACGACATGAGCCACACCCGCACCGAGCTCGGAGGCCTCACCGCGAAGGCACTCCGCCCGATCGCCGCCGACCTCGGCATCACCGGGGCCTCGCGCCTGCGGAAGGATGATCTCATTTCCGCAATTCTGCTCGCCGCGGTCAACGCCAACCTGGCCGCCGACATGTCGACGGAGTCGTTCGCGGCTGACGTGGCAGCGGATCATGCCGAGGCACTGATGATCAACAACGCGGTGAGCACGCACGACGAGTTCGCTGCGCAGGACGACGCAAAGATCAGCGGGCAGACGGTCCTGCCAACGGCTGAGAGCATCGTGAGCAAGCTGGTCGCAGGCCTTCACGCGCTCGCCGACGAGAGCGAGCGCAGCAACGTCCCCTCCGAGCTGTGCACGCACGGCATCGACGCGACGCGTACGTGCTCGATCTGCAAGGCGACGGTGCGTGAGCTCGGCCGTCTCGCCGCCGACGTCGAGGAGGCGCACGCGGAGGCCCTGAAGCTGGACTCCGTGTGGGAGTTCAACGCACGTGCGAAGGCATTCGCTGACGAGATCACGGCTACGCAGGCCATCGCAGACGTACCCCGTCAGCAGACGCCGAAGACGGACAACACCGCCGTGCGCGCTGCGCTCACGCCGCCCCCTGCCGAGTACTTCGCCCGGCCGACGCGCAGGGGCGTCGAAACGGTGGTCGTCGAGCGCGAGAACGACGGTCGCGTTGCCTACCGGATCATCGACCCGAGGACCGGCCACCGTAGCCCTTGCTCGTACTCCCTGAAGGCACACCGCTTCGCGTCGCGGTACGACCGGGTGCCTTCGTGAGCGACACCCACAACCCGACGGTGGCCCTGTGGGGAGGGCCGCTGGACGGCACGATGTTCGAGGGTACCGAGGCGAGTAGGTTCCTCATGCCACCGGACTGGCATCGTGGTTACAAGCGGCACATGATCGGTTGGCACCCCGACAAGTCGGTCTGTGTGGTCAAGTACGTCTGGCGCGAGGTCTGGGAGGACCAGTGAGCCTGAGGGGCTACCAGCAGGAAGCCGTTACGGCGCTGGAGAAGGACTTCGCCGCCGAGCTCGCGTGCCTCGGGATCAGCCTGCCGACGGGCACCGGTAAGACGCACATCATGACCGAGCTCGGGAAGCGTGGTGCCGACAACGTGGCGCCGTTCGACGGGCCGGGGCGCGTGCTGTACCTGTTGCACCGTGACACGCTGATCGAGCAGACCGCGGCGAAGCTCCGGCAGTACTGCACTCCCGGCACGTCGATCGGCATCCTGAAGGCAGCACGGAACGAGACCGGCGCGAAGATCATCGTTGCCTCGATTCACAGTCTGCGCAACGAGAGCCGACGCGCGAAGCTCCCGCCGATCAAACTCGTGATCGTCGATGAGGCGCACGTCTCGGTGTCGGCAACCTACCGCGCGGTGTTCGATCAGCTCGGCGTCGGCAAGCCCGGCGGCCCGAAGATGGTGGGTTTCAGCGCGACGTGGACGCGGTCCGATGACACCGGCCTCGGGGACGTCTGGCAGAAGATCAGCTTCTCGCGCACGATCAAGTGGGCGGTACAGAACAGGCACCTCGTCCCACCGCGGGCGATTCAGATCGGTCAGGGTGTCGACCTCTCGGAGGTGCGCGTCTCGCGCTCGACGGGCGACTACCGGGAGGACGACCTCGGCAAGGCCGTCATGCTCGAAGAGCTGCGCGACTCCGTGGTTGCGGCGATGCAGCGGCACGGCGCCGGACGACCCGCGGCGCTCTTCGCCCCGACGGTCGAGGCGGCCGACTACTTCGGCGAAGCGCTCAACGGCGCCGGAATCAGGGCTGAGGGGCTCTACGGCGAGACATCACCAGCCGTCCGGCGCCAGCGCTTCGCCGCACACCGCGAAGGCACCACGCGCGTTCTGACGACGTGCACGGCCCTTGCGGAAGGGTGGGACTGCCCGCCGTGCTCGCTGATCCTGCTCGTGAGGCCCATCCGACACGAAGGCCTGTTCGTCCAGATCTTCGGCCGTGCGCTCCGGCCGTGGCCCGGTAAGTCCGACGCCTTGCTGCTCGACTTCGTGCGGGCGACGGACGATCTGAAGCTGCGCAACGCCGTCAGCCTGTCGGAGACGTCGTATCGCGAGATCGACGACGGTCTTCAGGAGATGCTGGACGACGTCGAGCGCGAGCCGAAGGAGCGCAACGGCAAGCCGATCCGTCAGCGGAAGTCGTCCTACGAAGTCGAGCTGTTCGCCGGCACGTCGGTCCAGTGGCTCATGGGGCCGAGCGGGATTCCCTTCGTACCGTTGGGAAAGTCGGGCCTGTGTTTCATCGTCGAGCGGCTCGAAGGCTGGTGTGTCGTCGAGTGCGACGGCACGTGGGCACCGGTAGGCAGGCCCGTCGGGAAGTTCATCTACGAAGACCTGCCGACGCAGGACGACGCGCTGGAGCTCGCCTCGGAATATGCGGAGGAGCACGGGCAGTACGTCGCGCAGCGCGGTGCAACCTGGCGTGCCGGCACACCGTCGGAGGCACAGAAGGAGTACGCACGCGAGGTGTTCGGCCTTGACCCCGACCTGTTCTCCCGCGGCGCCCTGAGTGACGAGATCTCGGTACGCCGTGCAGCCTCGATCCTGAACTACTTCGCGCAATGGTCGCGAAGCCAACTGATGATCGGAGTCTGACCGTGGACGTTGATTTCACGGCACCGCTGTACAAGAGCCGTATCAACAAAGGAGATCCGTTCGCGGACCTCTCTCACGCGAGCACCTGCCGACTGTGTGGTGCGCTCGTGTTCGCCGACCTGATCCCGCTACACACCGAGTGGCACAAGAAGATCGGAGCCTGATCGTGAACTTCCAGCCGCCGATCTGCGGCATGCCGACACCCAACGGGCCGTGCGGGAAGCCCCGCGGGCACACCGGCAAGTGCGGATGATTTGACATAGCTCGAAGGTCTGTGGGACGCTGAGGACTCGAAGCCACGAAGGGACGAAGGATCATGGGCGAGTCGAACGACGAACGCATCGCGAGAAAGAAGCGTGAGCGCGCCGAGTTCCTGAGGCAGAAGGAGCAGGACGACGCGCTTGAAGCCGCGATCAACAACGACCCTCAGCTGAAGGACTACCTCGACTGGGATTTCGACCGCCAGATCAAACAGATGACGGGCGTCTCGATATCCGACGTGAAGAAGCTGAAGCCCGGCGAAGGTGTGTCCGAAAAGGACGTCGCCGAGGCAATGGAAGTCATCGCTCGTGCCAAGAAGAAGGCCGAGGGCGGGTGGCTCTCGTCCGGTGACCCGCAGGCCGCACAGGAGATGCTGGACAACAGCCCGGCACTCAAGAAGATTGCCAAGCGTTCGAAAGGGTGCGTCGTCGTGGCGCTGCTCTTCCTCGGCTCCAGCGCGACGGCCGTCGGCACGTTGTGGGCGGCAGCCGAAGTGATCGTGCGGGCGCTGTCGTGACCGGGCACGAGCTGAGGCGAATCGACAGCGAACGGCTCCTGAGCGGCGAATACCGCTGGCGCTGGGTGTGTTCGTGCGCCTACAGCAGCAAGGGTCAGTGGAACTACCAGAGCGAGAACGTGGCTCGTGTCGCACACCAGCGGCACGCCGATCGATATTCCACAAAGGACTGATATGGCGAAGCACGAAGACCCGACGACCGCTCCGAAGTCCGGCGACCTCATGTCCGGACGTGACCTGTTCGAGCCGGTCATCGAACCCGGACCGAAACCCCACCCCGCACCGCCGAAGAAGTAACCTCGACTCGAAGTGCGGGGACCCGTCACTACCCCCGCCTAGGCAGGCTCGTCAACGCGACGCGAGTTCCCGCACTTCGCCCACAACCGTTACGACCAAAGGAAAGAAGGACCGATGAAACGCAAGCTCGCAGCCCTCGGCGTGGCAGTGTTCGCACTGCTGGTGTTGGCAGGGTGCAAAGAGATCGACGTCAGCAAGACCGGCGCAAAGCAGGTTCAGGGCACCGATGACCTGTGGTGGTTCTGCGACGGAACCACGCTGATCTACGTCGAGAAGTACAACGGTGACGACTCCTACGAAGCCTTCTTCGCATGGGGCTGCAACCCGGACGGCTCCCGCACGACCGGCTTTCCTGACCTCACGTCCGAGGGTCAGGGCAACCAAGAGGAGGGCAAGTGACGAGCGCAGGAACGTTCTTCAGCAAGCCGGAGTACCCCGACCGGGAGCCGTCGAGGCCGAGGGCCGTCAACCCCCGGACCGGCAAGGAGCAGAGCTGGACGCGAGCGAGCAACTTCGCGGCGTCGCTCGACAACCCGCACGCCCTGATCAAGTGGAGCAACCGCAATGCGATCATGGGTGCGTCGCGCCGTCCGGACCTCGGGCGGATGATCCTCTCCGGCGCGCTCGTGGACGACGTGGCGAAGACCGATGAGCTGATCTCCTCGGCCCACGCGGTGATGGCCACCGACGCGAAGGCGAACGAGGGCACGGCGGCGCACGCGGCGATCACCCGTGCGTGGCAGCACCCCGAGGCCGAGGTGCCGGAGGAGTTCGTCCCGATCGTGAAGGCCTTCGCGTCGGCGCTGCGAGAGCACGGCCTCACGATCAAGGCCGCCGCGCAGAAGGTCATGAACGTGGCCTACGACAGCATCGGTGAGTTCGACTTCGTGTTTGAGGAGAGCAACGGCGATCTCGTGATTGGCGACGCGAAATCCGGCAAGCTGGAGCACGCCAAGCGGAAGTTCTCCGTCCAGCTCGCGATGTACGACGGCGCGGAGTACCTCGTGCAGCCGGACAACTCCGTCGTGCCGTTGCCGTGGGCGCTCACGCACTCACATGGCGTCGTGGTGCACCTCGACCTGGAGCACAACACCGTCAGCCTGTACCGGATCGACCTGCGCATCGGCCGCTACGGCGCCGGACTCGCCGAGCAGATCCGCCAGTGGCACACGCTTGACCCCCTGTCGCCCTATGTTCAGCCGGTCTACCGATCGGACCGCTCGAACGCTGTCGGCCCGCCTCCGCCGATGCACCACGCGCAGGTGGACGAGACGGCGGCTGTCGCAAAGCAACTCGCCGAGCACGGCGTGGATTACACCGTGCACCAGGACGGCTCTGTCGAGCGGCACAACCCCAACTTGCCGGAGATCGACCTCGATCAGAACATGCCGGGGGACCCCGGTCCGGACGAAGCCGAGCTGATCAATCAGGCGATCGAGGCCGCAGGCGGAGCGCCGGAGCAGTCGGCGGCCGAGCGGTTCGACGAGCTGATGAAGCTCGACAAGGCCGCGCTTCAGATGCTGCTGAAGAAGACCTTCGGCTGGACGGACCTCAGCCACAACCGGCGTTGGCTGGCACGGGCCGTCGTCGCGATCGAGGCAGGCAAGGAGGCAGGGGGTGAGCTCGACTCCCGTCAGATCGTGAAGTACGCTGCGGCGAAGGACGACGGCCCTCCGATCACGAAGGACCTCGCGCAGGTGGCCGAAGTGCTTCAGGAGCACGTGCCGATGACCGTCCCCGAGGCAGCGCAGGCGGTCGCCGCAGCTGACGCGGAACGCGCGGCGGGGCCGAGCACGGCGACGCTGCTCGAAGCGATCGCCGGCGCACACTCCGAGGGTGCGATCAACGCACTCCGGCAGGATGTCGTCGAGCGCCGCGGGGATCAGGCGTGGACGGACGAGCTCGTGACGGCCGCTCGCGCTCGGGTGCTGGAACTCCTCGGCGCGGAGAACAACGCCGTCGGGACGGAGGAGCGAGCGCTCGCGCAGATCGCGTCGGCGAACTCGCAGGCCGAGCTCAAAGAGATCTGGGACCGGATGACCCTCGGGAACACCGTGCCGGAGCAGTGGACGCAGAAGCTCACCGACGCCGGGCTCGCGCGGCTCGAAGAGATCAAGCGTGCCACGCCCCCGCCTCCCGCGAATCCGTTCGCATGAGGCACGTGCGACAGTACGAGACGATGGATGACAGCGAGCTGACACGGCTGCTGGAGCTGTTGGACTCCAACGGTTTCGACGTCCAGGATTACGACGCGCACGGGTATGCCGGAGAGCTCACGTGCATCAAGCTCACGGTGTACCCTCGCACCAAAGACCAGCAGGACAACGCAACGAAGGACGAAGGGACGACGGGATCATGACCGGAGCACATGGCGGGTTCTTCTCGGGTGGTGGCGGCGCGAAGTCGCTCAACTACGGGAAGACGCACGACACCACGTACCTGAACAAGGTGCGCGGCGGGAAGATCACCAACATCGGGGCCGAGCGCCAACAGACGCACATCACGACCGGCGCCCCGCAGTTCCAGAAGGACGGCGTCACGCCGAAGAACGAGCTCCCCGTGACGATGCTGTGTGACGGCGGAGGCCCGCAGTTGCGCGCCGCGTTCGCCGCGGGAGACCCGAAGGTGGTCGCCTTCTTGCACAAGTACGGCGGCCCGTTGAAGGAGTTCAGCGGCGACCCGACGGACGACATGCGGCGCACGATGTACGTCAAGGGCACGGCAACGTGGGCCATCGGCGAGTACCTGCGCGAGAACCAGATCGACCCCTCGCTCTTCGCCGTCGGCGCCGAGCTCTACATGGTGTGGACCGCCATGCGGAAGATCCCGAACACGGAGTTCGACGGCCGCGACTGGGAAGTGCTGTTCTTCCCGCCGGTTCCCGGCTCGCAGGCCGGAGGCTTCTTCGCCGAGGCTCCGGCGCCCGCCGCTCCGCAGGCTCAGCAGCCCGCTGCGCCGTCGGCCCCTCCTGCTCCGCTCGCTGACCCCTTCGGTGGCGGCTTGGCACCTCAGCAGGGCACTCAGGCCCCCGCACAGGGGTCTCCGTTCGGAGGGACTCCGGCTGCTCCCCCGGCCCCGGTCCCTGCGCAGGCGACGAACAACCCGTTCGCCTGATGTGATGAGGGGCGCCGTCGATTCCCCCGGCGGCGCTCCGAGGTCCCGAAGTGCAAGGCGCACCCGCCGATGTGGCGGCCGTATGACGGGCAGCAGGTTCGAATCCTGTCGGGACCACGAACACCGCCGACCGAAGGAGTGAAGGATCATGAGCGACGAAGTCGACGTCGTGACACAGCTTCGAAACCGAATTTCGGTGCACGGCACCCGTTGGAGCGACACCACTCGGCACCTGGTGACGCAGGCGCTCGATGAGTTGGAACGCCTGCGCGAAGTGACGGTGCTCGGTACGCACGACAACGCTCTGGCGGACGCGCCGCGAACCACTTACTTCGCGTCGCTCTCCCAGCCTGAGCTTGCAAGGAAGCACCTGAAGAGTGCCCTTGACGGAGGCTATTGGCTCCGCGTGCCGAACATGGAGCGCGCAGTCACCACGGTGCTCGACGAGCTCGACCGCCTGCGTAGCACGCCTCAGTCCGTCAGCCTGCGTGAGGCCGTCACGCCGGAACCGGGTCTGGTCTACGCCGACCCGCAGGGCAACTTCGAGTGCACGCCTGCCGACTCGGCATGGACGGGTGAGTACCTGAGCCTGCTGGAGTTGCGCGTCATGCGCGCTCACCTGCTGACAGCCCTCGACAACACCAACAAGGCCCTGCGTGAGAAAGGTTCGGTGACCCAGTGAATCTCGACAGGATCAACACGCCGATCCCCGTGGCGACGGAACCGCCGACCGAACCGGCGACACCCCCGCACCCGATGGACAAGGTACGGGAGCAGCGAGATAACGCGCGTCGTGACGAGCTCGTGAAGGACCGACGCGCGAAGGCCTTGGAGCTCGCCGCGGCGCTGTACTCGGTACCCGCATCCGAGGGTTTGATTCTGCCGGTCAACGTCTTCGACCTGTCGGACGAGCTCCTGACCTACATCGAGACCGGGGAGCGTCCGGCATGACGAACCGACAGCCCGCGGCGAACATCGCCGAGATCTTCGAGGGCTCCGACGACTGGGACACGGGAGCCTGGACCACGCCGGCACTCGTCACGTCGCGCGCAGCCCTCCGGCACATGCTGAAGATGGTGGAGAACGAGCTCGGCCGACGCGGCGAGATGTCGACGACGAGGGCCACCCGATGACCCCCGACGCCGAGGGCTTCACGTTCGTCGTGCTCGGCCGCGCGGCGCCGCAGGGCTCGAAGACGCTGCGCGAGAAGGCCGATGGCTCGCAGTACATGAAAGAAGCGAGTGACCGTGTCAAGCCATGGCGCAAGAAGATCGAGCGCGCGGCGATGGGGTCCGACGGCCGTCCACTTGCGACATTCAAGGGCCCGGTCGAGATTCACATCGAGTTCGAGTTCCGCCGGGCGAAGTCCAACACGGACGACTTCCCGACGGGGCAGAACATCGGCGACGGCGACAAGCTCACCCGAGCGGTGTGGGACGCGCTCACGCAGGCGAAGGTGATCGAGGACGACGCCTACTGCGTCGACTGGTCGGGCTCGAAGCGATGGGCCGAAGAGGACCGCGCGTACATCACGGTCCGGAGCCCTCGGGGCTACAGCCCGGACGTCTTCCCGAACCCCGAGCTGAAAGAACGCAGGCCGATGAGCTCGGGGTCCATCGTGGACTTCGCCCAGCAGATCGGCGTGACGCTGGAGCCGTGGCAGACGTTCATCGCTGATGAACGGTTGGCCGACAAGCCGAAGCGCGTTCTCGGAACGTCGTGCTGCAACACCGTCGACCACAAGGCGTGCCAGATGTTCACCTCGGAGCACTGCCCGTGCCCTGACCACTGTACGGCCTGACGAAAGGATGACCATGACGGAGCAGTACCCGAGGGAAGACCGGTTCGCTGAGCTGAAGAAGGACCGGATCGACGACCCGCAGAAGTACGCGCGCACGCTGGTGCGGGAGATCCATTACCCCGATCTCGCAAACCTCGGTGAGGTCTACGTGGTGTGGTTCAGCTACACGCTCGGGAACTGGAAGACGTTGGTGTCGGCCAACGTGAAGGACAACCGGTACTACGAGGTCACGCACAACGCAGCCGAGAACGAGACCTACGTGGACGCGTACACGAAGGTGATGCACACCGTCGTCTGAGTCCCAGGGACTTGACGCAACGAAGCCCCCTCCGACTACCGGGCATCCGGTAAGGGAGGGGGCTTCGCGTTACGCCCGACCAAAGGCGAGATCAGGTTATCAGGCCGCGCGGTTGCCGGGCACGAGCGTGTTGCCCTGGTTGTCCCGCGGGTCGGCGACCGGCGTCACGTCGGGCTTCGCGATGTCGCGCACGCGGAACGCAGCGAGCACACCGCCGGCGAGCGCCACTAGACCGGGCGCCGCGCCGAGGAGCGCCGTCACGGCGTTCGCCTGATCGACCGTGATCAGGGCGATACCCGCACCGGAGACGGCCGTCAGCAGCGCGCTCAGCGTGCCGACGACCTTCGCCACTCTGGACGCCGCGTCGTCGAGCGGGGTCGGACGCAGACGGCTGAAACCGTCATCTCTGAGGTTCATGATCAGTTGCCTTTCATCGGTTCGTCGTAAAGGAAAAGCGCTGGCGGGTCTTCGACCTCGATCCCGAGGTCGGTCAACGCGCGGACCTGCCGCCAGTCCCAGCGCAAGTGCTGTCTGGCGAGTTCGTCGCGTCTGTTCTCTCTGTCTTCCAACGCGTTGATGCGCTTGAACGCGTCATCGAGTCGGCTCATCGCCCGGTCGGCGCGCTCGTCTGCGTCCTTCGCGACCTTCGTCGCGTCGGCCACCACGACGGAGTGCACGTCGGCCTTCGTCTTGCGCCGACCGATCACACCGCCGAGCATGAGGCCTGCGATCGGCCCGCCTACGTTTAGTGCCGCAACCCAGTCCACCTGTGGTCATCCCTTCGGATTGAGCGCGGCCTTTAGTCTGCGCGCCTGCCAGAATGATGCGGCAGAAATGACCAAAAGGAGAGACCAGATCACGAACGGACGCACGAAGCCGAGAGCCTGAATCGCCCACCCCGCGTAGATCAGGCACAGCGAGCCGAGGGCGACGTTCGCGCCACGCTTGATCCGCAGGCCCCGCACGCTCCGGAGCCACATGCCGTACAGCAGCGCGAGGCCGGAGAAGACCAGGCCGCCGAAGAGCACGTAGACCCCGAAGGCCGGAATACCGCCTGTCGTCGCCTGTGGTGAGACGGAGTAGATGGCCGCGCCGACGACACCCCACAGCACACACCAGGCCGGTATGAGGACCGTCAGGGGGTCAGGTCGAGGGATGATGATCGGCGCGGCCATGGCTCAGGACTCCAAGCGCTTCGCGAGCTCGAACAAGGGCGCGAGGTCAGCGAGGAGACCGACCTTGACCTTGCTGGCGATGGCGTCGCGGTCCGCTTCGGTCATCGTGACGGAGGTCGGACGCGTCGCCGCAGTCTTCGCGAGCGACTCGATCTCCTCCAAGATGTCCATGACCGGAAGTCCGCGCGGGGTGCTCTCGCCACCGACGTAGAACCCGTCGTAGATGGCGTTCAGCTTGTTGTTCTGGTCAGCGTCCATGTCTTCGTCTGCTCCGATCGGCGCCCCGGAGGACGCGAGTTGGTTGATGCTCGGGAGTGCGGCCTGAGCGTAGCGACCAGGGCAGGCCGTCGCGTAGACGGCGCTGTGCGGTCCGTCGATCGTCGCGCCGAGCTCACGCAGCAACAGCGCCGCGGAGTTCTGCATCCGCTGAGGCAGCGCCCTGATGTCGTAGTTACCCGCAAGGCAGATCGCTCGGCTTCGGTTGTTGCGCTGGTAGGTGTGCGACCCCTGCCGGTCGATCGAGTGACCCTCGAACACTCGGCCCGACGGCATGATCACCCACGTGTAGGAGATGCCGCCGCCGAAGCGGTTCTGCCCGATGGCCTCGAAGTCTCGCATGTGCTGGCAGTCCTGTGCCAGCGTGGCATCGGGTCCGAAGGGGTTCGTCACCGAGTGGTGAAGCCAGATCTCTTTGCCGGCGGCCAGCCATTCGCCAGTGCCGATGACGGCGAAACCGTTGGCGTACCGAGGCTCCCACACTGCGCGTGGAATCACGATGCTCACATTGAGCCACCCTTCCTTTGGTCGTCGGGGTAACAGCCCTCCGAGCGTACCCGCTACGGCGCGAGAACGAAGAGCTGACGGTCCAGGAACGTTCCCGTTCCGCCGGTCACGCGGTACTGGAGCTTGTAGGTGTGCAGCCCTGGGGTGATGGTCATGAATGCCCAGCCGACCGACGTGCGGTTGCCGTCGTTCACGAGGAGGCCGTTGGCGTCGGCCGCGGGAATCCACGTGGCGCCGTTCACGTCGACCGCCGAGACGGCGATACCTGCCGTGGAGTACTGAACCAGGCGCCACAACGCGAGTGCTCGTGTTCCGGCGCTCGTGAGATTCACCGTCGGACCGGGGGTCGGGAGGTCGGTGTATGTCGTGCTCGCCGTGCTCTGACTCGTCGCGACGCTGGAGAACCCAGCCTTGCTGGACAACAGAGTTGCGATTGCCAGATCGGCGATTGCCTGTGCCGAGGCGTCACGCGTCGTCGCGTAGCCTCCGGCGAGCAGCGCTTCCGCGGCCTCGGCGAGATCCTGTCCGAGGTCTGGGCCGTTCGGGGAATCGTTGATCCCCTGATATGGCAGCCCGTAAATGGGTGTTGCCCCCATCGGATTCCCCTTTCTAGAACGGCTGTACGGTGATCTGAACTTCGCCAACCAACGGCAGGCTGGACAGATGATTACCTGTCTTCGCCATGACCTGAAACCTAGTTAACCCTTCGTTGAGGGTGAGTCCGTTCTCCGGGCCGAACATCAGCACGCGCGAAGCTTGCATCTCCAAGTCATCGACGGACCCAACTGTCAAGGCCCGCCAATCCATCGGGCCGATGAGGCTAGGCCCGGACACGAAGACGCCAAGCCGCTGCACGTTGTTCGTTATGGAGATCTCCATGCTCAGCGTCACCATGCATCGACCAGACGATCCAATGTGGACGTCAACGAATGGAGCGTTACGCGCCTCGAAGCCGTTCGTCGTCGGGTTGTCGAGCATCGAGACCTCGGCCGACACAAGGCCGAGTGCGCGCGCCGGAACACCCTGCGGCTCCAGCCTGCCCAAAACCGCGTAGGTGTTGTTCAGCTTACCGACGACGACTGAGTCTCCCGTCCTCATCATTCCTGATTCGGAGCCGATCATCGATTGCAGGTTCTCAAGTTCCCTACCACGAACACGAACGACGTTCGTGCCTGCCAGCGAGTCCCAGGCAACCACGATGCCCTGAAGGAACGGGGACTCACCGGAGCCGGGGCGTGGCCCGTACGACGGAGCGAAGATGTCCGGCATCAGATCAGCCTCCTCGGCTGCATGCGCGTCGTCGCTCGCATCGCTCGGCGTGCGGTGAGCGGAATGGTCAGCGTGTCGAGGACGTGCGGCTCCCAGGCCCCGACCTCCGCGACTTCAACGCCGATGAAATCCATCGGCTCCAGTGCCGGATTCGGGACCAGGTTGAAGTCCACTGTGTACGGAAGGCCAATGCTCCGAGACAGCATCGCCTGAGCGGCCGAGAGCGCTTGAGCATCGGTGCTCAGGAACGATGAATCGTAGTACCGCGGCACCTGACCGAAGGGCCCGCTCCACCGCGTGATGCTGTTCGGGTCGAGGTCGTAGGCGATGCCGATCGCGGGCGTCGTGTCGCCGACCTGCTCCCCGTTCGCTACGACGGCGTTGAAGACGCTCTCCCGGCTCAGCTTCCGGGCGGCCGAGATCAGCACGCCACCGGCTCCGCGCTTGACCATCCAATCCGGACGGCCCTCGGGGATCGGAACCGGCTCCATGACGAAGCTTCCGTCGTAGGCGAAGAACATCGCGCACCCGTGCGACTTCGCGATGTCGTTCAGGAACGTGTATCGCTCCTTCTCGCAGATCTGGTCAGCGGTGATCGCGGCGTCGGCGCTGAAGCCCGTAAGCGTGATCGTGGCCTCCGGGTAGATCTCCAGAACAAGATCCTCGATCATCTGGCGCCACGTCGTGCCAGCGGTGTACTGCCGTGGTGTCACAAGGCGTGCGTCGATGATCGCAGCCATGCGGTCGGAAGCGTCGAGGCTGATCGCTCCAAGAGGTGCGTTGTCCTGCTCGACGACATCGAGCCTGAAGTAGCCGAGGCTGCACCACTCACGCGTGCCAGAGCCGTAGACCAGCCCTCGCTCCAGAAAGAGGTCCGCGGCGCCGTAGGGGTTGAGCATGTCGAACACTGAGCCGGGCCAGTCGGCGATCACGGCGGCCTGTGCCGTCGAGCGGATCTCCGCCGAGGCACTGGAGATCACGTCTCCGTCCACGATGGCCAGCGGGTACAACGGCTCTCCGTTGTCGGCCAGCGGGCCAGGGTTCGTGCCTTCCTGCCCAGGGGTGCAAAGGCGTGCACGCGAGACCATCCGGTGCGGATGGTTGATCGCCTCGCGCCACGTGGCGCTCACGGGCCTCATCAGGGCACCACCACATCGGACGGCGTGCCGATGCGGTTCATGACGTCGGACCACGTGGGGTTGGCCGCGATGAGATCGGCCCACGTGGCATAGGTGTTGATGATTCCCTGCCACGTCACCGTGTTGCCGACCAGGACGGAGCTCGGGGCCGAGGTCTCTTCGAGCTCAAGATCGAAGTACCGGCGAGACCCGAACACCGCGGCGGCCATCCGGATGCTCACATCGCGGATCAAGTAGTACCCGCCGGGGAAGACTCGGCAGTCGTGCGGGAGCTGGAGCAGCACGACGCCACCCGACGCCAGCACGGCTTCGAGGTCTTCGCGCTCCGAGTCGGTCTCCGTCTTGATCGTGAGCGTGTAGCTGTTGCCCCCGCGGACCTCGGTCACAGCGAAGGAGTTCCGGCGACCAGCGACCACGAAGGACCCCGAGCGCGACGGCTGCACACGATCGGACAACGGGCCGACGACCGTCACGATCCGGTTCAGGAACGGCTGCTGAATGTTCTTCAACCACACGGCGGTGATCGTCGGAGTGACGCTCGCCGTCTCCTGCGAGATGTACGGCCGGCGGGTGAAGCGCAGCATCGCGCCTTCGGACAAGGCCGAGGCCCCGCCGGTCATCGTCACGCTCGACGCCGCAACGCCAGCGCTGGAGAGACGCGTCAGCACGAAGATCGTCTCATCGTCTCCGGCGGTCGCTGCGCTCAGGAACGACGTAGCCCAGTCCGCGTGTGTCGCCGCAACCGAGTTGCTTTGCTTCCACCCGAGGTAGACAAACAGGTTGGGGGACAACGGAGCCGAGGCCATCGCGGGGTAGGCAACGTTCTGTGCGGCAACGTTGGCCTGGAACAGCGCGCTGATCGAGTAGTCGGAGTTCCGGACGGCGATGATGCGCGCCGCGGTGTCAGCGTTCGCCACACCTCCGGAGAACGTCACCGTCGGTGCTGCCTGCGCGCCCGACACGACCTTGACGAACACACGGACGTTCCCGCCGTCGGCCCACAGGCTCCAGCCCGCCGGGGTGTTGACGCTGCCCGCGGTGTTCCGGATACCAGCGATCATGACCAGCACGTCACCATCGGCGATGCCGGCAGGGATGCCCGGCGTCACGGAAGCGTTGTTCGCCGTCGACACGGTGCCGGCGCTGGACGCACTCGGGTCCGCCGTGTCGACGTACCGGGCACGGAAGTAGTTGATCTGGCCGGGCACGAACTCGTAATCGTCGAGCTGACACGCGCCGGACACCAGCGGTACGGCCGCGCCTCCGCGCACCGTCACCCACGTGATCTGGTCTACCGAGCGCTCGATGACTGCATGGTCAGCGAGAGCCGGTGCCGCCGAGCACGAGATCCGGACGCGAGAGAGATCGCTCGCGTACACCGCTCCGATGGTCACAGCGCTCCCCCTCCGCTACGGGCCCTGCGCTTCTGCTCGCGCCGGTCGTTGTCGATGGCCGTCTTCACGATGCCTCGGAACTCCTGCCCATCGACGTACACGGCAACGGTGGTGTTGGGCGCCGCCACGCTGACCCGCGGCGCCGCACTCGGTGCGGGGATGGACGTCGTGAGGTAAGCCGGCGTGCCGCCATCGGAGAACCCCCTCAGGCGCCCCTGACGGGCCAGAGCACGCAATCGGTACATCGCGTCATGGCCTCCTGCTCCGGCTACGTCAGCAGCCGACCAGACGTGTTCCTCGTCGGACAGCGCGAAGAGGCCTGCTGTGTCGGAAGTTCGCGTGCCGGGGCCGGAGACACGGCCGTTGAAGAACGGGCGGCCACCGGACGCGAGCCGACCGGCCGACGCGATGCCGCCGGCGTCCCCACGCGCGTTGACGAAGATGTCGATCTGTCGTCCGTTGTTCATGGTAACGAAACGGTTCACGACGCCCTGCGCGGCCGAAGCGTCGGCGTCGACGCTCATCGTGGCGCGAGACCCGCTGACCGTCCTCAGCAGACCGAAGAGCACCTGTCCGGCGGGCACCGGGTTACCGTCCACGATCACCGTGCCGGAGCTCCGGTTGACCAGGTTGATCAGGTCTTCAAGAGCACGCTGGGAATCGATCGTGTTCCCGTTGACATTCACCGTGCCTTCGCCGGCGTCGATCGCGGAGATGACGTCGGACAACGCCTGATCGGCGGAGCGCCGGTTGCCGTTGATCGTGACGTACTCCTCAGAGCGGCGCACCTGATCCTTCAGGTCTTCCAAATTCCGCTCGGCCTGCGAGGTGTCGGAGGAGATCGTCAAGATGATCTCGCCCTGCTGTGCCCCCTCGATGATCTTCCCGACGCCGCCGACGACAGCATCGTTGTACTTCGTCAGCAGGCCGAGGGCGCCGAACTCGGCGATCTTGCCGAGGGCTCCCAGGATGCTGTCAAGGTTGATCTTGAAGTCGTTGGCCTTGGCAATCTCGCTGTCGTTGATGATGTCGATGGCGATGCCACCGCCGACGATCGCGGCGATTCCGGCGAGACTGCCGATGAGCCCCGTGCCGCCGCTCTTCCCGCCCTTGCCGACAGCGCCTTCGAGGTCCTTCGCCTTCTTGCTGTTGGTGTCGAAAGCGGCAGACAACCCGCCGATCCATCCGGCCGCGTCCTTCGCGACGCTGAGTCCCTTGTACGCCACCGCGGCGCCGAGGAGTAGCGGCACGAGGTCGCCTAGCGTCTCCTTGTTCTCGCTGAGGAAGCGCGCCGTGTCCTGAAGCAACGGGCCTGCGACTTCCAGCGCGTCAACAAGGAAGCTGCCGACGGAGCGCGCAATCTCCTCGAAGGCCGGACCGATCTCCGTGACGATGGGGCCGAGCTCGCGCATGGCCGTCGTGAAGACGTTGCGCGCCACATCGGCCGTGGTCTGGAGTGCGCTGGCCAGAGTTTCAATGATCTCCTGACCCTCGGCCGATTCCAGGAAGTCTTCGAGCGCCTGAGTCGTGTCAACCAGTCCGTCCAAAAAGGACCGCTCACCGGAGGTCAGCGTGCGCCACACCGCGGAGCCGCTGGCCCCCAGGTTGCTGAACACGGTGCCGAACTTCTTCGCCGACTCGATCCCATCGTCGATCATGTCGTTGATGCGGCCGGACTTGATCCCCGCTTCTACCCAGTCCTCGAAGTCCTGAGTCAGGTTGTTCACCGCGCGGCCGAGCGCCGGCAACTTCGTCGAGCCGACGGAGCTGAGCCCGAGGAATCCGGACAGCACGTTACCGAGCGAGGGCCGAAGCTCCTTCAGGCCGTCGCGTGTGTCCCCGAGGACGGAGTTGACGCGGGCGACGGAGCGAGGGTCGAGGAGAGCCTTCGAGGCCTCGCGTCCCATCTTGTTCCACTCACCGGCGATCGCGCCGCTTTGCTTGTTCAAGATCGGGAAGTACTTGTCGGCGAGCTGTCGAATGTCCTTGTCGAAGCCCTCGAAGAAGTTGCCCTGGACTGTCTTCTTCAGCTCTTTGAACCGGCCGCCCTGATCGCGTACCGCCTGCGCGAGCTTGACGGCGTTCGGCGCCATCTCCTTCGTGATCTTGTTGAACTCTTCGAGATCTTCGGCCGCGATGGCATCGCCAATGCCCGACATCGCGAGGGCGAAGACGCCACCGGCCGCCGCACCACCGGCCAGAATCCCCGGTAGCGCGAGCGCAGTCCCCGCCAGAGTGGCTACCGCGGCCGTCGCGCCAACGAGTCCCTGAGCGCTTCCAGCGGCCGAACCGACGGCAAGGATTCCCTTCGTGATGGTGCTGAAGGACGAGACGACCTTGTCGGCCGCACGCGTGGTGGACGCGGCGAAAGAGGCCTGAGCCTTGGCGTGCTCGCGCTCCATGCGCTTGAGCTCGCGCTCCATCGCGCGGGTGGCCCGGATGCCGTCGGATGCGTCACCGTCGAACTTCGTCTTGACGGTGCGCTCCGTCGTCGATTTCATCGCCATTAGAGCGCCCACTTCCGGTTGATCTCATCCACCGCACTCAGGTACTCACTGCCGATGTAGTCACTCTCGGCGTCCACGGTGACGAAGAAGAAGTAGCCCCCTGACTGGAAAGCCCGGAACTGCGCGAGTGTGACAGCGCCGAACTCCGCGCCGAAGAGCACCTTGTAGGCAGGCACCCGGTTGCGGCCGACGCGCCGAGCGCCGCCGGCGACGATGACCGGAAGCCGGTCCTTCTGCGCGCGCACCGTCGGCGCGATGAGTGCTGACTGCGCGTTCAGTCGGGCTGACGCCCGGATCTTCGTCGCGACGTAGCCCGCGATGCTGAAGCCTGCGGCACGGATCTCGGTGATCGCGTCATCCGGCCACTTCTTGAACGCGCGGATCGTCTCGCGAAGGCCGGAGATCCGGATGGTAACGGTCAGCGTGCGCTTGTCGCCCATCCGGATCACCTCCCTAGACGTTGTCCTTTTTGGACAGAAGATCAATCAGCGTGGCCCACCCTCGGGGGCCGAGGGCTTCGACCTCACTGACTGGCTGCCCGGTCCTCATGGCCAGCTCGATCACTCGCCGATGGAGTGACCCGACTGGGTAGGAGGGTCCGGGTCCTCGTCGGCTTCGCGCTCTTCGTCCTCTTTGGACACGGCCGCGTGCCCGAGGTCGAACACCGACCAGTCTCGGAGCTCCTGCTCCTTACCACCCCACAGGCCTTGACGGCGCATGGTCGCGAAGGCAAGGGCGTACATGTCGTCGGCCCGGAAACCGGACAGATTGAGGACCTGAGCCGCGGCGCGCCCTGGACCGGCCTTCTCCCACGCGAGGATGTCGCGCGTGTCGCACGTGAGCTCGAACACTTCGCCGGCGTTGGTCGGAGCCTTCTGGTCGAACGTAACAGTCAAACGGATTTTCATGCTCAGAGCCTCGCGATCCCGCGCGTCACCGTAGTGACGGCCGAGTAGTTGACCAGGACCTTGCCGCCGACGTCCACGCCGACGTCCTCGGTGCCGAGATCCTGCCGGAAGCTGGACGGAAGCGGGATGTGCCGCGTGACGCCGGCAGCAACGGCAATGACCCTGTCGGCCACGTCGTCGCCGTAGAGCGTCTTCGGGTTGACCAGCGTGACGTTGATCGATCCGCCGGAGCCGTTCGCAACCACCACGTGCGTCGCGTCGGAGGTGACGATGTCGCCGTCGGCCGGGGCCGCGGTGAGCGCGACGACCACCCCTGTACGCGCGTCGGAGGTCTGCGTTGCTGGAGTCGCTCGTGCCATGATCCATATCCTTTCAGGTGATCGTCCCAAGAGGGCGGACTACGGGCGGGTGTAGGTCGGCTTCTCCAGCAGCTGGAACGTCTGCTCCTGTCGCTCGGTCACCTTGACGTCGCCGCCGACGTTCGGAGCCTTGATCCGCATGGTGCCCTCCCACACGGTGTGCTCCTCCGGGATGTCGGGGTGGTGCTCCAGCGTGACCGCAGCGTTCTGTCCGTCGTTCAGCATGAGGAAGTCGGACAGACCGCCGGAGCGCCAGTCAGCGAACCACCGCAGGGAGAGCGCCCAGTCCTCGTCGGTCTCTTCGAGGTCCACTCCGTTGGGGCACATGGAGTAGATCTTCTCGCCGTCCGGCGTGTTGTTGATGAAGTTGAAGTTCTCAATCTGGCACTGGTAGGTCGTGCCGCCGATGTCGAGAACGATAGTCTTGATCTTGCGGTGGTGCAGAGGGGACGACATGGTTGTCTCTCCTAAGTAGACGGTCAGACCTCGACGAGGATCATGTAGGCGGGGAGCTGTGTTCCCCCGATCTCGATGATCGCGGGGAAGATGTCACCGGGAATCTCTGCGTCCTCGACGAGTTCCCGGATCGCCGTCGCGACCAGCGGCACGAGCTTCAGGAGCTTGTTTGCCGCAGACTGGTTCTGCGGAACCATGACCGCCACAGGGAACCGGGCCGCCGTCGGCTCCGAGCTGATGCCTTCGAGCTGGAGTTCCGGCAAGCCGACGATCGCGCACGGCGGATTCACGTCGGCCGCCGGATCGTCGTACACCTTCAGCTTCGAGCCGTCGGGCAACTCGACCGTCCGGACAGCGTCACGAATCCGTTCCGCCGTGGTGAAGGCGTCTTCCATCATGGCCGATCACCCCACTTCCGGAACAGCGTGCTTACCGAGGCGCAAGAGTCGGTTGATGTCCTCGTCGGACCACGGCACCCGTGCCGCTCCCATATCGGCGGCCGACACGAGCATCTGCGGTGAGCGCCGGCGGGTGTGCCAGCGCCGCGCGAGCATGACCGTCCCGAGCTTGAGCGTGTAGCCGGGCACCGGGAGCGTGGACGGCTGACCGGTGAAGTTGAACCTACCCAGGTGGATGCGCTCGACGAACTCGACGGCCGCGTCAAAGACACGCGCGAGGCGCGCGGCCTCGGCGTCGCTGAGTTCCGACGCGTCCTCCGCGTCCTCGTTCAGCTCGTTGACGAACTCGTCGAGCGTCACCCACCCCGGCATGGCTCAGCCTCGCCGCTTCAACTGCGCGACGGCCTCTTCGTGCCGCTTCGCGACGCGCGCGCGCTCCTGCTCGCGCTCCGCGCGCACGAGGTCGTCCTCGGGGACGTAACCGCCCTCGACCGGAACAACCCACTGTGGACCGTTCGGTCCTTCGGCGCGCGGCGGCCGGATGCGGCCCTCCGCGTCCTCGTCAGCGTCGAGCACGTCGACACCCTCCGGCGCCTTGCGTACCTCCGGCTTCGCAACAGCCTGATCGACGAGTGCGATCAGCTCGTGCCGCTCGGTGATCTTCTCCAGATCACCTTCGATCGAGCGACCCGTCTCCTGCGCGGCGAAGGCCCGCCAGGCTTCCTTGTCGGAGCCCGGACCACTCACCGGAGGACGGCTCAGCGGCTTGTTCTGAGTGGACAGTGCGTCAGTCATCTGCTCCAGCTCCCTTACGCAGCGTTGTCGTCGTACGCGAACTTGCGGACACCGTCGGTGCGCGTGCACGCGAAGGCCTTGTAGCCCCAGATCGCGATGTCGACGAACGCCACGCGGTACTCGAAGTCGAGACGCTGAGGCGCCGACGCCCAGCCGTGGACGTCCTCCCGGTTGAAGATGTAGGAGTCGCTCTCGACGTTCGTGGTGTAGGGCAGCGCCCACGCGGGGCGTCCGGCCAGACCGGCGACGTTCAGCGAGGCCATAAGCGGACCGGCCGAGCCGTCGGCGTTCTGCGGGCCGAGGATCGGCAGGAGCTTGCGCCCGTCCGCGTCCTTCGCCTGCGACAGCTTCTTGTAGAGGCCCTTCTCCAGGAAGAAGTCCTGGAAGCGGAAGCCGCCACGGATGAAGTGGAGATCCACGATCGCGCCCGTGACCTCGTCCACCAGGACGTCATCCTCGGCGCCGTCGGTCAGCGTGATCGTGGTGACCGTGAGGCCTTCGAGGAGCGACGCGGCACCCTGCTCCAGGGCCTCGTCCCACGCCCGGACCATCTGACGCCACAGGATCGTGGAGAGCTGCGGGTTACCACCCTGGTCCCACGCCTCACGCGTGATCTCGACCTTGCCGGAGACGGCCGACGGGGTGATCGTCTGCGACGTGGTGGTCAGCGCGCCCGGCGTCGGCTCAGTGCCCTGAACGTGGTCACCCACCAGGCCCGAGCTCGTGTTGAACTTCGGCAGGACAAAGGGCGTGTTGTCGGCGATCGAGCCCTTCTTGATCGCGTCCCAGATCGGCGTCGGGTACTGGAGCTGATCGACGTACATGTCCGGCCGGTTGATGTTCGGGTTGAGTGACGCGACGTTCGACGTGGTGACGGCGAACTCCGCAACCCGGCGGTTGTACTCCCGGTCGGAGAAGTACTCGCCCAAGAACTTCTGTGCGCGGTTCAGCGCTTCGTAGTCCTTGTTCTTGTGGGCGGCGACCAGGTCCGAGCTGAAGTCGTGGTCACCCCGAATACCATCGAAGCGGTAGCAAGGGGCTTCCTTCACCTCGAACTGAGCGATGCGCTTGCCGGTCGCCGGATCGACAGCCTCCGGGCGCTGCTGGGCCTCGATCAGGTCCTTCAGCGAGTCCTGGAAGGCCTCGAACTGAGCGCCCATCGCCTCCGTCGCAGCGGTCACACCCGCCGTCACAGCGGTGCTGAAGGCCGCGGCAGCCGTGTCACTCAGTTCGAGCGTGCCGACGCCCCCGCCCTTGTTCTTGTCCTCGTCGGCCATCGGCCCAGTCCTTTCGTTTCGTGAAGCGCGCACGGACGTCAGCCGCGCATCGTCGAACGACGGTGCCGCGGTAAGCGCACACCCAGTCAGTTGTCCGTTGTGGACGTCGCGCACGAAGTCGTCTCCGGCTTCGGTGACCGACCACGACTCGGCGCCGGCGGGGAACGAGACCTCGATCGAGAACCCGTCCTTCACCTTGTCCTCGGCGTTGATCAACGCCTTGTCGCCGTCGTCGCCTCGGCCGATCTTGAACGTGCCCATTAGCCCGCGCGACGTTGACCACACCTTCTGGGCGTAGCCGACGGCGTTGCGCCGGTCGTGGTCGAGGTTCAGCTTGATGCGCGTGGTGTCGGTCCACTTCAGCGAGTCCTTGCCGAAGCGCCACTTCGCGAAGGTGCCGGAGTTGACCTTGTTCCACGGCACCATGAGCCCGGTGATCGTGCGCTTGTCCAGGTCGGCGCTGAAGAGCTCGGCGTCATCGTCGTCGACCGCGAACGTCAGCGTGACGTCGTCGGTCTCCGCCTCCGTGCCGTTGACCCGGCTGAACGCCGCACTGACAGGCGCCGTGGCTGCGACCTTGGCACGACGTGGGGCCAGTTCATCCGGCGCCGCAGGCGGCTTCTGAGCGGCCGTCCGCTGCTCCTTGGCCCGACGCTCCAGCTCCGGATTCGGGTCGAGTCCTTCCACTTCGCGCACCTCCGCGATGTCCATTGCGCCGATCTCGACCGCGATCTTGTGGCACGCCCAACGCGTTGCCGGATCGGCCTTCAGGTAGTTGTTCAGGAAGAACGAGACAGTGTGCCCGCGGCGCGTCACGTCGTTCATCGAGAGCCGGTCGGTGATCGCGCTCATGTACATGGAGAACACGTCGTTGATTCGGTCCTGCCGGCGGTCCACACCGTTCTGGTAGGTGCGCGAGGTCGTCGAGACGTTGAGATCTTCCGCGTCGAGACCCATCGCGTTCGCTACGCCGATGATCGCGTTCTTCAGGATGTCGATCAGCTGGAGTTCGACGGGAGACAGCACGTCGACCTGCTTGAGCTCCATCGAGCCGGGAACGTAGCCGGTGGTGTTCGTCTTGCGCGCCTTGTGCCAGTTGTCCAGCAACTCGATGATGTCCGTCTTGCCGAGGGGATCAGCGTTCGGGTCCGGCGTGAAGTACTCCTGCGCTCGCGTGTTGTCGGCATACCGGACGCCGGAGTTCTGGAGCAGGAGTAGGTGCCGGATCGAGCGCGCCGCAGCACGGAGCACACCAGGATTCGGTGAGTCGAACCGGATCAACACCGGGCGGCCGAGGGAGTCGCGCACGGGCGTCGGAACGCCTTCGACGTACACCGTGCCCACCGGGAGCTTCTGCTCCGAGGGCAGCGTACGAAGACCCTTCGCGTGGTCGCTCGGCGGATTCATGCTGACGGTGTTCGCATCGAGCTTCTCGGCCGACGTGGGGAACCCGGCCGAGTCCCAGTCCGTACAACGCCACCAGGCGTAACCCTCGAAAACGAGGTCCTCGACCGTACCGGCCATCGTCACGACGTTCGGTGTGTTCGGGTCGATTTGCTTCAGCAGGTTGTTCTCGACGCGCTTCCCTTTGCCGTCCCGCACGTGCATGGGGAGCGTCGAGAACGAGCACAGCAGGTTCCGGCCGCGTAGAACGACGTCTGCGGAAAGGGCCATGCGCTTCGTGACGGGCTGCTCGAACTGGTATTCCGGCCGCTGCGTTGCGGCGATCGCGGAGTCGATCGGCGTCGGGATGTCGGTAGAGAATTTGATGGAAGGCTCCGGCGCATCGGCGGACGCGCCAGGAGCCCTACCCATCCACCCGAACCAGTCACCAAGGATGCCCACGCCGAGAACGATACGCACGAGATCACGAAAACGGCCAAAATTGCAAGGTAATGCAAATTCTAGGAAATGTGCGACGGAAGCACGATTCCCGTAGGAGTGCTGGTCACAGGCATGGTGCGTGCAAGATACGACGCGCCGGCGGCAGCGTAGTAGCCGTCACAGTGCCCGTCGTCCTGCCGGGCGACGACCCATCGAGCACCGACCATGAGCTTGTCGGCCCCCGGCACATGCACGTTCAGCAACGGGTCGTCCGGGTGCGCGATCAGCTTGTCGCGCACGTCCTTCGCGAAGCCCATGCACACCGACGACGTCTCACCGCGCAGCGGCTCGACGACCGTGCGCCGCGGGAGCCACGCCGGCCGCTTGCCGACCATCTTGAACTCGCCCGTGCTCTCGTCGACCTCGGCGCCGAGGAGTGTGGCGGCCTGCGATGCCGCCGGACCGCCGGGGAACCACCCGATAGCCCGCGGGTTGATCAGCTTGACCTGCGCGCGGAAGCCCCGGGCGAAGTCGCGGATCTCGCTCGCGTCCCACGAGCGTACGACCTCGACCCGCACCCGGTCGTCCGGGAGGACCGCCGCGGCGACGAGCGTCGCGTGCTGTTCATCGGCCGAGAAATCGAAGCAAAGAACGATACGATTCCTGAAAGCCGAAAGATCACCGATATCCTTGCATGCAAGCCAATCTTCCACCAGCACGGCCGGGTCTGCCGCCTCGACCTTGATACACATCTTCTCGGTCTTGAACCCGACGAGTTTCTGACCGCCGAGGCGAATAGCCGTCTCCGCTTCAGCAAGCAAGTCGTCGCTGTCGTTGCCTCGGCGATTCATGTTCGGATTCGCCTGCGCGAGCGCCATAATGTCATTCGGTTTGGCATCGGGGTTCGCGCTGTACTCGATGAGTCCGACGCGCGGGTCTCCTACGCCCTCTTCAATGAACTTGATCGCTTCGTCTCGCCAATCGTTCAGCACGACGGACTTCGCGCTACCCGCATTGCTCAATCCCACGATCATCGAGGACCACGGCACGGTGGTCGTCGGCTCGGAGGCATCCCACGCGCTGTAGTCATGGTGGTGCCGGAGCTCGTCGAGCACGAGACGTTCGTTCGTCTGCGATCGGCCGCCCTTCTCGTTCGCCGGGGCGATCTTGTACTTGCTGCCCGTCTCCAGGCGCCGCTCTTCCTCGTCAGCACGCCAGAGCACCACACCGCCGTTCACCGTCTTGACGGCGCCACGGTGCGCGATCTCGGCGTACATCTCCGGCCGACGCTTGGCGAGGATCTTCGCCTTCTCCCACGCGTCCTTCGCGTACTCCAGCTTCGTACTGGTGCCGAGAATCTGCGACACCCGCTGAACGAACATCCAATAGAGCGTGAGCACAACACACAGATGTGTCTTGCCGTTCTGCCGAGCGACAAGAATGAGCAACTTCTTGTAGCGCGTGCGCCCGTCGGGCAGGAGCTCGAACCCGTGAATGACCGTCCATTCCTGCCACGGGTCCAATGGCGCGTCGAGATCCTCCCTCGCGAAATCGATGATGTCGAATCCGAGGGAGGTCTCCGGTGTGAGCTCTCTAAGCGGAGGGGTCCACAGTCGAGGAACCGTAAGCCCGAGCACTTTGCTCTCTGGCGGCAGATGCAGCCCTCCGCCGTTCAAGGCTAGTGGGCTCTGGTTTTCCTGAACTAGCATCGGGCTTCGAGCCCCCTCCCGGTTTCTTGGGTGTCATCGCGGCACGGGCCTTCGGAGAAGCACCCAATGCTTCGAGCGCCGATTGCAGCTTCGGGCCGAGCTGTTCGAGCACGGCCGTCGAGTCGGAGAACTTCACCAGGGCGTTCAGCAGCCGCTTGGGGACGTCCAGCGGGTCGTCCGGGTCCTCCGCCTTCGCGACGAGCTTCCGCGCGTCTACGGCCTGCTCGACGGCCTCGTCGATCGCCGTCGCGTAGACCTCGACCAGCCTGCGCAGGCCTGCGTCCTTCTCGGCGTCGGCCGCCGGGAGCTGGGTGAGGGACTGCCGGGCCGAGGGCAACAGCTTGTGCCCGTCGGCGACGGTGAGCCGTTTACGTGGTGGCATCGGGCACCGCCGTGAACGCCGTCGTGCGCGCCGACCAGCCCGTGCCCGCGGCGCTGTGCCTGCCGCACCCGAGAGCCGAGTAGGCGCCGCTCACCGTGCGCTGGAACCACACCCATCGGCACCCGCACGCCGTGCTGGTGGGCAACAACCGCCGGGCGCCGGCGCGTGTGCTCGCAGACCTCATGGCTTGATCACCGCCTGCCCGACGAGCCCTGAAGCGCAGGCCAGAGCAATACCCACATCCCACCGGCCGACGACCCCGCAGTACACCGCGGCGACGGCCAGCAGGAGTGCCGCGCCGACGTGTTTGATCTTGTTGGCCGTCGTCATGACCTGCCACCTTTCCGCATCGTGAAATTGTGCGTGCGCGCAGAAATTTGCGGGGAGAGAGAGGCCAT